CTTCTTCTTGTTCTAACTGCATAAGGCATTTTTTTAGTGAAACTGTGTTATATTCAGTCTACGTCTTAAAGCAGCAACAGTTTCGGGATCAGAGTCTGGATACCATTCAGTTGGATTTAAGTTCGACGTAATCCATATACTTTCAGCAACTAAAGGTCTAGACGAACCTTTAATTTCCACACGTACCGGATAACGGTCAAGCCACCGTAATAAATGGGCGATATCGATACCTCCTCGAAATTCATCGATGACAACATTTTTTTGAGATTGGTAGCCGCACCAGAATTTGGATCGGGGATCCTTGCTATAAGCTTCCATTGTGGCCTGCTCCCAAGCTGTGCGCGACTTGCCTGTCCCAGTTTTACCCCAGAACACTTTGGTAGTTCTGAGAACAGCAACAGGTCGGTCATGATCTGCTGCAATGGCTCTAAGTGTCCGATAACTGACCACTCGAACGTTAGCAGGGACAGATCCGAGGTCTCCTGATACGGCGGAGGCCCAGACAGTTTCCCAATCGACTTTGGAATTGCGTCTGAACGGTTTTGCCCCCAGGTCAAATCGGGTTCCGGCGACACAGGTCTCATCTTTCCAGACATACGCGGCGGCCGCTTCGGAGCGAGACAATTCGGCGTGGTAGGGTCCATACATTCTTCGAACTGATCCAAGAGATTCTTTCTTGCCAAATGCCACGAGGATCTGCCAATGCAAGAATCCTCCAGATCCAAGTTCGAGCTGGCCTTTCGACCATACGACTCCAGGGGGGAGGTAGGGCGTGAAGTGTTCATGTGGGATCGTAAGTATCCAGAATATTCCTTGCCTTCGTTCATTTGGCATTTCATTAATTTTTCAATCAAGAGATTGTCGCTCTTTTTATACCTTTTGTGATCTAAATTAAAAATTTTTTGATTGGTCAAACCTCTTTTTTTAATTTTCTTTTTTCTTCTTTCACACGCGGTCGAGCACGTGGTGAGAACGGGAGAACGGCGTTTAGTAAGTAATACTAGGAATTGATTCTCATTTCCTTGGGTGCTTACTAAACGAACAATTGTCGCGGCTGGGAACTCGGACTTCGCAAAAATTCAAGATCCCTCCGCTGAACCGCTCCGCTGACTACGGGGTTCTTTCATTTTTCTGCTCCGTCCTTGAACATTGGTTGTTAGTTTTTTTTATATTAATTTGACGCACCAAGCACAGATACAATAGCATCCTTGGTGTCCACAATTTTTTGTGCGGTAGAGGCAGCATCAATAGGGATTCGGGAGGCACCGACAGCAAAGTCAAGCTTGTTGCCTTTGGATTTAGCTGGGTGCAACAAATACTTAAGTTGCGAGCAAATTGCCGTCTGACTTTCAGAATAGGTTGCCACACCAGAGGCATTAAGTGTCGTATCAACACATACAGATCCATGCTGGATCGCCATGCAAATTACCGTCTTCTTTGGCAGGTAAATATCATCCGTGTCTTCCAAGACATCACGGCGTGCAATATAATTTGTCCGAATCTGGACTTGCACTTTTTCGGACGCACCAGAGGCTAGTTCAACTTTTTTCACCTTCAAGACGTTCCACTTTCGAGTAAACAATCGAAACTGATCAGGACGAATCCCAACCTGGTTAGTAGAAATACTGGCAGCTGCCATATCTGTATTACCACCAGTAGGGAACGCAGGGGCGGCAGCACCATAATCAACGTCAGCAGTAGCTTCACCCCAATCGGTAATTGGAGATTTAGAAGTAGCAATTTTTGGGGACAGAAAGTAGAGCCATACATAATTAGCAGTAGTGGAAGTGTTTGTCATATCATACGTAAGTTGTACATTAGACAACACCATAGCTTGTTGCTGGTTAGCATCAGCCTGACTAGAAGTAATCAGAGGTGAACCACTATTATTTGCATTAGGATCAATGCTCATTAAAGGATAATTTCCCATAGTATCATCAGTAACAGAACCGGCTGGGGTCACATTGAGCCAAGCAGACTTGGACCCAATGACATTTAAAATCATCCTCTCCTGAAGTCCAGCACGATTTTTAAGCAATTTCGATCTACCATCGTAGATTCGCAATTGACCCTTGAGATGTTGGGGTTTTTTCGCGTTAAGCGTAACAACACATGAAGTAGAACCAACAGCTGTGTGTTGGTTGCTATTAGCAGCATTACTTTGCTTTACCATGGTCTGAGTTTGGGTACCAGAATTCATGTAATTATAAGCTAGTCTAGCAGCAGTTCCATAGAAGGAATTGGTCCCAATACTAGAGCGACGACGCTTATTATAAGACATTTTAATTTAGTAAACTATATTATCTGCGGCGATATGCAGTAGTGCGGTAACGACGATAAGTCCGACGACGAGCAACAGCTGGACGACGATAGGCGACACGACGTCGTGGAGCAGGGGTTCTTCTTCTTGTTCTAACTGCATAAGGCATTTTTTTAGTGAAACTGTGTTATATTCAGTCTACGTCTTAAAGCAGCAACAGTTTCGGGATCAGAGTCTGGATACCATTCAGTTGGATTTAAG